CTACTGCGCCAGCGGCGAGTACGTCAACGCCGGCGCCTGCGGGTGCCGGAACTTCCAGTCGATGACCTTGGCCCGCACGGTGCGCGTTCCCGTCTGGCCGAAACCGGTGGCGTTGAACACGGTGAAGTACAGGTAGCCGTTCTTGTCGGGGCCGGCGATGCCGCCGATCGAGTTCGCGGAGCCCGACGTCGCGATCGAGCCCAGCTCCCACCATGTGCGGCCGCCGTCGCCGGTGCCGACCATGAGCTGCTTCTTGCTGCCCGACCCGGTGTCGGGGAAGCACATGTAGACCTCGCGGCCGCGCTGGGCGAGCTGCCCGTAGCCGTACTGGCCGGCGCCGAACGTGTCGACGGAGGTGTAGAACCGTCGGATGCCGGGGCGCTCGGGGGCGTCGAGGTCCATCTCGATCAGGCCCGCCTTGATCGACCCCTCGTCGGGCGTGCCGAACACCCGGTCCTCGATGACGATCACCGCGGTCGGCTGCATGTTCCCCGCCGGGGCCGCCGAGTTGTAGTACGGGCTCGTCGACGGTTGGGTCCACCGCTTCCAGGTGCGACCCCAGTCATCGGAGAAGAACAGGCCGCGGTTGCCGACGTCACCGGTGGAGGCAATGATCCGCTGCCGCTTCGGGTCGTAGGTCGACTGGTGGAAGTGGCAGGCGTTCGCGGTGTCGGTGCCCGGCCCGATGGTGAGAATCGACGTCCACGTCTGGCCGCCGTCGCGGGTCATCCACAGCTTCCGGGCGGTCGAGTAGCCGCCGCCGTACTCCCCGTAGAGCAGCACCGACTTCCCGTCGGGGCCGGGCTTGGGCATCGAAACGCCGAGGATGTTCAGCGTCGTCGACCGGCACGACACGATCTGGTTGACCGTCATCGACGGCCCCCACGTCTGCGAGGCGGGCGAGAACCACCAGATCAGGGTGTCGGTGCTGCTGTTGTCGGTGGCGAACACCCACCCCTCGGACAGCCGGTTGACGTAGACGATCTGCGCGCCAGAGTGCAGCGACGAGAAGTCCGGGCCGTCCACCGTGTTGGCCCACGAGTCGACCGACATCGTGGCGACGGTGGTCCCGGATCGGCCGTAGGCGTTGCCGTCGACGCCGACCGCGATGACCGGCTTCCAGTGGTTGATCCCGGTCAGCGACCAGTTGAGCGCACCGACAGGGTCAGCGCACGGCCGGAGATCTCCGAACGACGCGACCGTGGCGTCGGCGACGGCGCGGGGGTTGAGTCGGGATGGCCGCGGCATCAGGACAGCACCACGCCGGAGATGACCAGGACCACGGCGGTAGCGGTGCCGGCGATGGCTGAGATGAGGTCGCCGGGGCCGAGGAAGTGGCCCTCGATCTCACTGAGAACCACCGAGTCGCCCGCGGCGAGCGCGAGCCCCGCGACAACCCGATTGGCCGCACCCGCCGTGCCGCCGGACTTCACGATCGAAACCGACACCGTCACGGCCGAGGCGGTCGGGTTCGCGAGCGTCGCCTTGCCGAGCTTCACGGACGAGTTCGCCGGCCCGGTGTACTGGGTCGTCTCCGCGTTCTCGATCTGCTTCGAGACGAGCACACCAGGGAGGGCCGACGTTGCGGCCATCACATTCTGCGTTGCCATGTCAGGCTCCTAGTCCGATGAGGGAGAACGCGACGGCCCGGCCGGTCGCGGTGGTGAGGGTGGCGGCGTCGCCGTCGATGCGCGCCTGGGGCTCGGTGGCCGGGGCGTTGACCGGGTTCCAGTTGCTCGCGACGTACGAAGCGCCGGAGGTGAAGTCGGCCTTGGCGGTGACGACGTCGCCGGTCGGGGCGAGGACCACGGTCCCCGCGGTGTAGGCCGTGTTCGGTTGCCAGCGGGGGGCATAAGCACCGTCGAGGTCCGCCTTCTTGAGGTCCGACAACGGGATCCCCGACGACGGCTTGGAGTACTTCCCCGCCACCGTCGTGGTCAGGTTGGCGACCATCTGCGGATCGTTGCCAAGCGCCGCCGCGATCTCCGCGATCGTGTCGAGCGTCGCCGGCGCATTGGGTCCGACGATGAGGTTCTTCAGCGCGTTGACCGCGGTCGTGACCGATGCCGGCGTGGCGTAGCGAGCGTCGGCGAAGTCCTGCGCCCACTGCGCGACGGCGGCCTGCAACTTCTCCGCCGACGTACCGGGCGGGATGTTGATGCCGACCTGGATCATCGACCACAGGTCGCCGGCCGCCGCGATGAACGGGTAGACCTTGCCGCCGACGCGGACTGTCGCCGGGCCCGCGACGAGCTGCACCGAGAACTGGCCGGTCGTCGCATCGGGCGAGACCCGCTGGTACCGCGGGGACATTACGTCCTGGCGGATCGAGGGGCTCGAGAATACGAGCTGGTCCGGGTCTCCCCTGCCGGTGATGTCGGTGACCGTGCCGGTCACGGTGACGAGAGCCATGGCTAGTTCCTCCCGCAGGTCGGATCGGGGTAGGGCGCGCGCGACCGCTGCGCCTGCATCTTGCGTTCGCGGATGTCGTCGATCCGCTGCTCGATCTGTCCCACGACGACGCGGTACTGGGTGAGCGACTGCGGCGACGCGACACGGTCCGGCCCGAGGGTGTTGATCAGGTTGTCCTGCGCGGCCCGACGTTTCGTCAGCTCGTCCTCGAGGTCATCGCTCAGTCCCGCCTGCTCCTGGTTGAGCTTCGCGTTGTAGAGCAACGCATTCCGGAACTGGCGGGCGCACTCCTCCCCCGCCGCCGAGTTGCGTGCCGTCGTGATGATCGTGACCAGGGACAGCGCGGTGATGAGGACGACGCCCGCGGTGAACGCCGCGTCCGTCCGGCGGATGTACAGGATCCGGACCTTGTAGCCCTTCGCGCGGAAGTACCCCACCCGCACGAGCGCAGTCACGAACGCGCCGATCAGCATCAGCGCGATCCCGGTGCTAGTGATCATGTTCGTCGCTCCCGGACGTCTTGTCGTCGTCGGTCTTGTCTCCGCGTCTGGTGACCATCAGCGCCAACAGCGGCCCGACGAGAGCCATGAACGCGGTGTTCAGCGACTCGGGCGGCGTGTAGTCGGCGAGGAAGATGTCGGCGATGTTCGCGATCACCCACATGGCGATCACGACAGCTGTCACCAGTTGCACGAGCGTCACTCGCGGCACTTTCACGGTCGAGTCCCTTCATGGAGAGGCACCCCGCAGGCACCGGTCAGGACTCGGCGCGGTGTCGGCCGAAGTGGGCGGTGACGTTGCGTACGACGTCGTTCAGGGCGTCCCCGACCTCGGGGGTGGCGGCCTGGTTGTTCACCGCCCGGGTGAGCGCGTCGCGGGCGGCGTCGGTGACCGCGGTCTGGACCGCGGCGACCGGGCTGACCTGCGAGCGGACCGCCGCGGTCACCGGCACCCCGAGCACCAGCGACGCGACCGCAAGCACGATCGGCGCGGCGTCGGCGGTCAACCAACCGGCGGTCACGCCGTACACGACGAGCGCACCGATGATGGTGGACAGAGCGACCGCGACGGGCTCGCGGCGGATGAACGCGGCGATCTTGGTGGTGGTCATGCTGCAGCGGTCTCCTTCGCGAGAGTGACGATGACGCCGGACGGGGACCAGGTGAGGTCGCCGTGCTCGAAGTGCTGGACGATGTTGTCGGTGCCGGGCACCTTGATCTCCTCGGAGACCGGGTAGCCGAGACGGCTGTTCTCCCAGCCGAGGTCGCGGTAGGTGTCGCCGATCCGTCCGTGGACGTCGAAGCCGCGGGAGGCGCCGTCCTTGCGGAGCAGCGTGCCGCCCTCGAAGGCCTGCACCGCACCGTCGGGCAACTTCAGGAACGGACGCGTTGGGTAACCCAGGCGGCCGTTCTCGTAGCCGTAGTCCGCGCCCCACGTCTCGAAGAGCCCGCCGTGCGGGATCGGGAACGCCGCCTCGGCGCCCTGCTTGTAGTAGATGTGCGCGTTGGCGTACACCGCGAACACGCCGGCCTTGAGCGCGTGCTCGACGAACGGAGGGTCGACGCGCGCACCAACCCACGGACTCGCCGCCGCGGCGTCGTTGATGAGGTTGCGCACCGGGGCGAGGAACGACTTCGCGCGCTTGAGGAATTCGTCCATCGGGAACCCGTTGCCGGGGTCGGTGTGGCCACCTCCGCGGGCGCCGAAGTCGCGGTGACCCACCACTCCCTTCGCCCTCAGCGGCCAGCCCGCGGTGCCGTTGGACCCGGCGTAGTCGAGTGGGAACCCGAACTGCTGCGACGCGGCGGCCATCGCCTTGGCCGCGCGGGTGATCGCGAGGTCCTCGGACAGGCCGTCACCGGAGTCGTCGATGCCGTCGAGCCACTGCCCGCGCGACCACTCGGCGAACGAGCCTGCGATGCAGAGGTGGTAGGCGATGTCGTTGGCGTCGGCAGCGGCCCACGGACCCTCGTTCGGCGGGACGATCTCGACGGTGTCGCGGCCGTCGATCGAGTGGTTGTAGGCGACCGGGTTGCTCGTGTTCGCCGAGTTGATGCAGAACTGAGCGAGGTTCACCGCCGGGCCCTTGCCCTGCTGGGTGTGGACGGCGCCGAAGTCGGTCGACCGGCGTGGGCCGTTGCTGTTGCCGGTACCGGCCGAGTCGGCGTTGAAGCCGTGCATCACCTTGGTGGTGCCGTAGTCGGGCATGGTCGGAGCTCCTGTCGTGGGCGCCGGCGTCGGGATGACCGGCGCGGGGGAGGTCGGGTCAGGCGAAGGGGTGGTCTTCGGGGTGCGGTCGATCGACCACTGGCCCCAGTCGGCGGCGTAGACGTCGTTGACATCGACGGTGATGCCGCCGACCTTCGGGCCCGGCGACGACGGGGTGTCGATCACGCGCTGGTACAGCGAGGCGTAGCCGCGACCGTTGTCGTCAGACCAGGCGCGGGTCACCCACGCCCACGGCCCGGAGTTGGATCGCGAGGAGCGGCCGATGACGCCGTCCTCGATGGCCCACCCGCACACGCGCGAGCTGCCGTAGATGCCGACCCACTGGGTGCCGAGTACGTCACCGCAGCCGCGGAAGAACTCGACGGCGGTCGAGTTCCACTGCGCGAGCGTGATGTTCTCGTCGACGGCGAAGTAGATCGGGCAGTAGCCGGGCATCCCGGCGGCGAACGCTCGGTCGCGGGCTTCTCGCGCCATGCGGCGGCCGCCCTCGCGTCCGGTGGTCCAGTCCGAGGGCGTCTGGTCACCGGGCTTGCCGAGCTGCCACACCGCGCCGATGTCGATTCCGGCCTTCCGGTAGGCGTCGGCGATGTCGCGAGTGATCGGCTTACCCGGGAAGTTCGTGCCCGACCGCGACGGGGACACGTAGGCCATCAGGCCCGTGTGACCGGCAGCCTTCAGTGCCGCCGCGGGTGGGAATCCGGCGGCGGTGTCGATGATCGTGTTCATGGTGTTGTCTGCGGTCCTTCGTCGTCGACGACCGGCAGTACCGGCTCGTCCTCGGGGGGCAGCGTGGCGTCAGGAGGTGTCGCTGCGATGTGGTTGCGCATCGCGGTAGCGTCCGTATTTGCCGTCACGGCAGCTTGATTCGCTGCTACTTCGGTCGTGTACGGCCATTGCGCGCCGGTCTGGGCATCGGTGACCACGAAGTAGCGTCCACGTGGTTCGACTGTGAACCTCATCGGACGATCTCGTTCGGCACCTGTTCGACCACCGTCTCGGGCGGGTTGAGTGCGCGAGTGCCTTCGGTGATCTCGAATTCAATGGGGTCGTCGTCGTCGAATCGGACCGCGGCGACGGTGCCGCCCTCGACGCCCGGGTCGATCTGCACCTCGACCCACGTCGGCCCCTGCACGATGCCCGTCACCCGGCCAGTGAGCGTGACCGTGCACGTCCCGTCGATGTACGGCTCGGCCTTCGCGGGGGTGTTGATGTCAGACGCCTTCATGTACACACCAATCCTTTACCTGCGGCCTTGGAGATAGAACCGACCCGCGCCACCGTTACCGCCCGCACCAAAGGGGGAATCTGTCGTCGACGACCCACCCGCGCCGCCGCCGGCGCCCGCGGCGCCGCCGTCACCACCGCGGCCCGCTGCCGAGAACCCGCCGGAGTTTCCGCCACCGCCGCCACCGCCGCCACCGCCGCCCGGGTTCTTCACAAACGGCCCCTCGGTGCCGTTCTGCCCAGGCTGCCCCCGAGTGCCCGGGTTGCCGCCTGGGGCCGCTGGACCGGCGCCGCCGCGAGTGCCGGTGTACGTGCCCGAAATCGGCCCACCGTTGCCGCCGTTGCCGGGTTTCGCGGCGAATGCGTATCCGACACCGGTCGGGAGCGCACCCGCATCACGCTGCCCGCGCCAGTAGTTGTTGTTGGGACCAAAGGGACCGAACACCGACTGCCCGCCCTGCCCACCGAACTGCATTTTGCCGGTGCCGCCCGCGCCCGCGTTCCCCGTCGCGTAGTTGATCGAAGCTCCCGCCCCGCCGAGTTCTTCGGTCGTGAAGATCTCGCCGACCTGACCGCCGTTCACGCCGCCCTGCGCGATACCGGTGCCGCCGCCGCCGGCGAACGTGCCGCCGTCACCACCCTGCCCGCCGTCGCCGCCGCTGATCGCGGTCACGACCCAGTCCTTGTATCCCTCAGGGACGATCCACTGGCCCGACCCGATCAGCGTCACGTTCAACGTGTCGCCCTCGATGGACTGCCGGACCTCGTTCATCGTCTGCGCGACCTGGCCAGCATCGCCCGACACCGTGCCCCGCCACCCGCCGAACAGCTGGTCGACGATGCTCGCCACACCCGACGACGCGGCTGTGGCGGTGTTCGCCACGGCCGACTGGTGGAAGAAGATGTTGCCGATGCTGGTGAAGATCGAGAACGGGTTGATCCCCTGCAGCGCATTGCCGATGAGGTCGTCGAAGAACTGGCGGATGGTGTTCAGCCCGCCGCCGATCGCGCCGGTGATCGCCCCCGCGATGTCGCCGATGAACGACAGGAGCGGAAGGCCAGTGAAGAAGCTGCCCGCCCTGTCGACGATGTCGTCGGGTTTCGTCACCGTCGCCGGGTCGGCGGTTGCTACGCGCGACACGATGCCCGAGAAGACGCTCGTGACGAATCCCATCGGGCCGGAGACCGACGACGGTGAACCCGCGGATGTCGTCTTCGCGATCGCCGGGAACCGATCGGCAGCCAGCCCGGTGTACTTCGCCTGCGTATGGTCCTGCAGCACCTCGCCCTGCTGCGACGGGGTGCTGACCCCCTGGGGCAGATCCGCCGGCGTCGTGGTCGCCCACGGGTAGTTCGGGGTCGTCACAGCTCGACGTCCTCCACCACGCCCATGTACTTCTGCGCAATCCGCCTCGGCGGTTCGGGCGCGACCATCACCCGATCGGTGTCCTGCATCGCATGGTGGTCGGGATCCGTGGCGACGGGGGCGGCCTCCTCGCGGACCTTCTCCGTCACCCAGTTCGGCAGCACAACCTCCTCCGCAACGGCGTCGGTCTGACGGACTCCGCAGTCGTACAAGCGGTCCGCCATGTTCCGGACCGCAGGCGTCGGGATCGGGTAGGGCTGTTCGTTGCCGGTGAGAAGCGCGAACATGAACGCCTTCGTCAGCTTCTCGACCTCAGCGGCCTTCTCCGGGTCGATCGGGTCGCCGCCCGATGTCACGGTGTCAGTCATCCCAGTCCAATCGCGTTCAGGTCAGCGGCGGTCGTCGAGGCCAGTTCGATGAGTCGCTCGAAGGCGTCCTTCTGGGTGCGCACGTCGCCGAACTTGGCCTGCCACAACGACGGCTCACCGCGCTTCATCGGCAGAGTCAGCTCACGGCAGCGGGTGACGTACACACGCGCGCCCAGATGCCGCGACGTCGCGCCCACGCGGTCACCGAGCCACCAGTGGCCGTAGCCGTTGTCGCCGATCAGCCACGGCATCGCCGATGCGACCTCGAAGCTGAACGTGGTGTCGGGGTCGGTCTCACGACGCCGCTTGCGGAGGTCGATGAACGCCGACGGCGTGTAGGCCTGCGTGACGCCGGTCGCCGCAGTCTCGAGGTAGTGCCCCCAGCCCTGCTTCGCGACCCGCACCAGCAGCGGGACCGTGATGTACGCCAGGAACGCGTCCTTCACGATCGGCAGGAGGAAAGCGTTCAGGATGCTGCCGAGCGACCCGACGCCGTAGCCGGCGATGTTGATGTTGTCGCCGAGGACGTCACCGGCATAGCCGATCCCGGCTTCCCACAGCTCATTCACACCGGGCATCGACTGACCGCCGGCGGTGATCCGTCCAGGGCCGCCGGCGCCGCGGGTCAGCTTGAAGTCCTGGATGCCGGTGATGTCGCCGTCGCGGTACACGACGTTCGGGTGCGACGGCTGGGTGCCAAGGACGCCAGGCAGCTTGAGTCCAGTCGTGTCGACGGGCTGACCGGTGATGAGGTCGTACGAGTCCTCGACGTAATTGCTGGTGACGCTCGCGATAGACCGCAGAAGGCCAGTCGCGAGGTTGCCGCCGAGCGACGTTCCCGACTGCCAGCCCGACTTGTCGACGATGTCGACGAACAGCGTGCCCTGCCGCCAGTTCGTACCGGCGCCCGGCCACGGCTCGGGATCGCCGTCGAGGAATCGTCTAGTGACGATCATCAGCTCGGCGTCCTCAAGGCGCGGCGCCATGACGTCCCACCACGACTTCTTGATGTTGCCGTCGACGATGGTCGTCGGTGCGACCGTCGACCCGATGGGCTTCGGCATGGGGACGATCTGCGCCTGTGCCCACAACCCGGTCGAGTGATTCGACGGGTCGAGGAGATCCAGGTTCAGGTTGAAGTTCGTCCCCTGCAGCCGCAGCATGTTCCAGCCGAGAGTCGCGAGACCACCCCAGTCGACCGGGCAGAACAGGAACTGCTCCTTCGGTTCCTGCACGAGACCGATCGGCAGGAACGGCGATGCCGCCATGTGGACGTGCTTCAGCTCTTGGATGTCCTCGAGGAACTCGAGGATGACGCGGTCACCGTCTTTCGATCGGTGCAGCGTCACACCGTTCACAGGGTCGGTGCGGCCGGCGATCCGTGCGCCGTCCTTCTCGACGACGACGTGGATGTTGCTTGTGCCGCGCGACTCCTGGTCCAGTGCCCAGTGCGCGAGGAACGTCTGGCGGATGCCTTCCTCGCTTGAGCTGTCGATGGGCAGCTCGAGGTGGATGGATCCGGTGTCGTTGTACTTGACTCCGGTCGAGCCGTCCGCCGGGCTGTAACAGGTGCCGCGGTACTTGTAGTTGCCGTCGTAGAGACGGATGCGCGGCGGTCGGGCGATGCGCGCGATGCGGGTTTCGCGGATCTCGCGGGCCCACAGGGCGAAGTCGTCGAGGCTGTCACCTGCGAAGGCGACGACCGAGGTGCTCATCGGACGCCGACCCGGTCGCCGTAACCCAGTGCGCGCAAGCGGCCGACCAGAGTTGCGGTCAGGTCCGACTGAAGATGCGCCAGCGTCTCGTTGGTGTGGTCGAGCACATCGATCGCCAGCTCGTGCCCCTGCAGGCTTGATCCGTAGATGGCCGTCGCAGCGTGGTTCATCTCGTGGACGACGATCTGGGTGGTGAGGTGCGATCGGCTCAGCCGGACGATTACCGAGTCAGCGTGGCTGGTCGCTCGGCCGTCGCGGTCGACGACGACCCTGTTGATGCATTGGCACAGCCCCACCGCGTCGCTGACGTCGTTGCCGTTGAAGCGCGTTCCCGCCGCGCGCATCGCCTCGACGGTGTCGTACACGTAGACGCGCACAGAGCGACGTTCACCTGTCGCGTCCGACGAGACGCGGATCAGTTTGGCGCTCATTCGAGCCCCGACTCCGCTGACCAGAAGCGACGCATGATGTACTTGATCTGCGACCCCTTCGGGCCGTTGATGACGAACGGCATCATGATCGGGTTGTCCTGGGTGCCGGTGTACGGCGGGATCCAGAACAGCGGGTCGATAGCGCCCATTTGTGCCGGCGCGTTCGATAGATCCGCGGCGACGTAGGTGTCCATCAGCGGGTGCGACATGACCGACCACCACACGCTGATCGGCGGGGTGACGATCATCCGGCCCGCGAACTGCCCCGGCGTCCATCGGACGTCGATGTCCTGCTCGTTGCCGAAGCTGAAGTCAGGGAACCCGAACGACGTCGCACCGCCGTTAGGTCGCAGCGCGTACTCGGGCCAGCCCCGCTGATCAGTCGGGTTCCACACCGGCGCCCACAGTGTGTTCGAGCCGTTCGACGGATTGGTCAGCGTCACCTGGAGTGGCGCGGATTCGTAGAACGGGTTGAGCGCCACGGCCTCGACGGTCGCCTTCGCGCACTGCTGCAAGTTCCAGTCGCGCGCAGGCGAAAACTCGATGCCCTTCGACCGACGCAGCTGCAGCACGCGAAGCCCCGACTCCTGCGTCGTGGTGCGCCACTGCACCGTGCGGCCCTTGCGCCACAGCTTGCGGAACCGGCTGACCGTTGCCTCGATGCCGGCGCCCGTGTCGTAGAGGTTGAACGGCAGCGTCAGCGTCCGGACGGGCTGCTCATCCTCGCCCGCGATACCGCCAGGGGCGAACGCGGTCTGGATGATCTGCAGCTCGAGCTCGTCGGAGAACAGGCCCTTCGGATCGGTGCTCAGCTTGATCGGCTTGAACCCGAACTCGCCACCGGACACCACCGCGGAGTCGTCGTCGGCGACGATCTCGATGGTCGCAAGGTCATGCACGCTCATCAGCGGCCCGCCAATCCGACCGAGATCTGCCGACGCTGCGCCTCTTCCGCGAGCCGCAGCCCGCGCTCGTCGCGCAGGTTGTACTGCACCTGACCCCTCGGCGGCGCTGCGCGGTAGAGGCTGACGAGCTCACCGAGGAGCGACTCGACACGATCGTTCGCGCCCGCGAAGCCGTTGCGCATCCCGACCTGGAAGGCCTGCGTCTCATCCGGGGACAGGACGCGCTCGGGACGGATGACCCGCTTGTGCATGATGCCGAGACCGTTGGCCTCGCCGCCGTCGTCGAAGACGCCGCCCAAGTCCTGGCCGGGGTTCGGCTTGCGGGTGCCCGGGTCGGCCACACGCGACTGCTGGCGGCGGGTCAGCTTCTCGGCGTCGTACTGCTGCTTCGCCTTCAGGGTCGCGTCCTGATAGTCACGCTTCAGGTCGGCGAGCCTGCGGTCGATCTCCGCCTTCTTGCCCTCGTCCTTCGTGGCGCTCTTCTCGTCCTGCAGCTTGTCGCGCTGCGCCTCGTACGCCTGCTGTCGGGTGAGCTTGTCGGCTTCGTACTTGCGCTGCGCCTGAGCGTTCGACAGCTCCTGCGAGTTCTTGGCGCCGCCCTTCTTGCTCTGCTCGACCTGGTTCTCGTACTCGGTGATCGCCGACAGCCAGCCTGGCGAGTCGTTCGCCGAGATGACGTCGAGACCGGACTTGATCTGGCCCTCGAAGAAGGCGCCGATAGCGCCACCGATTCGCGTCGAAATCGACGTGCCGCGAGGCGTGGTGGTCGAGGTCGTCGACATGTCCGGTGTGGTGAGGTCGGGGCGTGACAGCGTGCCGCCCGTGTCGTCGCCGACACCGGTCGTCGGGAGCGGCGGTGTCGAGTCGGCGAACATCGACGCCGGGAAGTGCCACTTCTCGTTGAAGCGACCCTCGTTCGGGTCGGCCGCGCCGCCGCCGTACTGGCCGTCGCCGCGGTTGCCGCCCATCTCAACGTTCACGCCCGACGGGAGCTTGGTGGTGGCGTGCCCGCCGCCCGGTCCGCCGTTGTAGAACCCGAGCTGCAGGTCACCCGACTGGCCGATTCCCTGGCTCGCGCCCATCGACTTCAGTGCGCTCGCCGCTGATGCGGTCGCGTACCGACCGCCGAACGGGGCGAGCCCTGCTGCGAGACGGGCGAAAGCTGACTGTGCCGCACTGCAGTCGCCCCAGTTGACGCCGCTCCACACGTACGGCGCGCCCTCGAGAGGACGGCTCGCACCGAACCCGCCGCGGGCCAGCTTGTCAAAATCGTCCTTGCTGACGGGGCCACCGGTGGCACGGCGAGGCAGACGCATGTTGTTGACGTCGTCCATGAATTGCAGGCCGTAGTAGTCGACGGCGGCCGACTGCTGCATGAACTCGCCGTTCGAGCCCCACATCAGCACCTTGTCGTCGCGCGGACCGCCCGGCCCCGTGACCGGACCACCGCTCGCGCGCGAGATGCCGGGTCCACGGAAGACGCCGCCGTCGGGCGTCCGGTCCCCGAAGTTGAGGCCCGTGACCTGAGCGTTGATGTAGGCGACGCGCTCCTGCGCAGTGCGGTCCAGCGCCGAGTTCACCAGCGCGATGTTCGCAAGGATCTTGTCGACCTCCATCCGGACCTGCGGATTGGCGGTCGTCGCCGACAGCTGCTCGAGCTGCGCCACGGACACGGCCTTGCCCTGCAGCAGTTCGTCGATCGTCAGCTTCGCCTGCGGGTTGGCGATCTGGGCGGACAAGTCGCGGAGCTGGTTGCGGGCGTTCTGGTTGCCGAGCGTGAACGCGTCGGTCTCGAGGCCGACCTTCGGGTTCGCCGTGAGCCCGTTCAGCAGGTTCACGTTCTGCGACACGTAGAGCAGCTGCGCGCGGGCTCGATCGTCGTTTGCGGTGATCGTGACGATGCCGTTCATCGGCTGCGACACCGTGGCGTGCAGGCGCTCGAGTGCGGCGCGGGTGTCGGCGTTGACCGACGACTCCTCCACCTCGATGGTCTTCTTCTCCGGCGTGTTGTTCCACTGCGCCGAGATCGCGGCCAGCTGCTGGGTCACCTCCGGGGCGCCCTTCAGCTGCACCGAGAGGTCGACCGCCTTGCCGCCGAGCGACTCGTACAGGCCGCGGATCGTCTGCACCGACTGACCGGTCGCTGTGGCGAGCGCCTGGAACGCCTGCTCGTTCTGCGCGTTCACCGTGCCCATGTCGCCGCCGGTCGACGCGACCTGCGCCGACTTGTCCGCGAGATCAGCCAGCGTGCGCGACAGGTTCGCGCCGGCCTCCGACATCGCGTTGAACTTGCCCGCCGGGTCGAACGCAGTCCCGTTGATGCCGTCGGTTGACGTCGCGACCTTCCGGATCGCCTCGCCGTACTGTGCGACCGCCTCGGTCTGCGACCGTGCGGGGTTCATCGCGTCCATGGCCGACTTGAGCGCGTTCAGCTTGTCGCTCGCCGAGGAGCTCTTGTCGCCCATCACCTGGAACGCGGTGCCCAGCTCGGTGATCCCCGGGGTGACGCGGCGGCCGACGTCCTGCTGCTGCAGGATCTTGTTCCGCACGTCCTGCAGGGTCTCGGCTGCCTTCTGCCCGCCCTCGGGCATCGCGAGCAGTCGAGCCTTCAGCTGGTCCCAGCCGCTCGCACTGCCCGCCACCTGGCGGCCGACCGCCTGCGACGTCATGCCCAGGTTGTTGATGGCCTCGGCGGCTTCGCGATTCGCCGACGCCGTCTCGTTGACCTTCTTCTCCTGGTCGTTCAGACCGAACGTCAGGCCGGAGACGAGGGCGTCGTTCCAACTGGCGGTTGCCTTCCCGGCGTTCGTGAACGAGTCGCGCACGTCGTCCACCTGGGACGCCACGGACGAGAACACGTCCCCGGTCAGCGCACCCTTGGAGTCGACGAGCAGTTCCTTGGTGCGCTTCTGCTCCTCGGCGAGGGATGCGAGCGACCCGCGGTATGCGTCGACGGCCGAAGACTGACGTTGCACCGAGGATGCCCACATCGTCCCGACGACTGCGGCACCGGCGAGCGCGAGTCCCACGGGCCCGCCGAAGACGCCGGCGATGCCAGCGCCTGCTGCTCGCAGCCCTGTACCGGCGGCGGATGCGATGCCAGCGGTGCGGCCGAAGCGTTCCGCCCCGGTCGCAGCGTTCACGAACGACGACTGCATCCGAGCGACGACCGGCGCGCTCTGGCCGACCTGCGCGATCGCCGTGCCAAAGCGGCCCATGCTGACCGCGCCGAACGATCCCGCTCGCACGACGGCCGACTGGGCGGTCGCGAGAGAGGTGAGTCGCGCGGTGGCCGTGGTCGTGGTGGCGCCGAGTGTCGCGACACTGCTGCGCAGTCCAGCAAGCGCGGGGCCGACGGCACGGAACGCGAGCCAGGCTGCGACGGCGCCGACGACGAGCGGCTGCATGCCGGACAGCGCCGAGTTGGTCAGCTGCAGCGCGGGCACGACAGTGGCGTCGAGGATCCCGGCCGCCGCCTCGAGGCCGCTCACGAGGGTCTCGACGCCGATAGCGGAAACGATCGCGCCGGCCTGCCCGAACGTCTCGCCCAACGTGCCGACGAGCGGCAGCAAATCCTCGATCGAGCCCCACAGCGAGGTGAAGACGTCCTTGAGACGCCCGCCCCACTCCATGATCAGAGCCGGTCCGCCCGCGTTCTGGAACGCGTCGACGATGCCCTCGAAGCCGTCGCGGATCTTGCTGCCCAGCCCGGACGCGCCGTCGGTGATGCTGCCGATCGCGCCTGCCGCTGCGGTCGCCGCAGAAGTGAGCGGGCCCTGGACCGCGTCGTAGAACGCGAGCCCGGCGTCCTGCGCCTCATTCTTCAGCTTCTCCCACGCGCCGGGGAGTCCCTGCATCTTGGCGGCCGCGACCTCGGCGGCAGATCCCTGCTGCCCCATCGCGTCACGGAGGCGGTCGAAGCCGCCCGCGCCCTGCTGCGCAGCGACGCCGGCGATGCGCGCGGCGTCCGAACCGAACAGCGTCGCCGTCGCAGCCTGGTACATCTCGGGCGTCATCCGCTTCGACGCGGTCTGCAGCTGGCCGAACAGCGACTCCATGCCGACGAACTGGCCCTGGGCGTTGTAGACGGTGAGGCCGAGCTGCTCGATGGCGTTCTGCGCAGGCTTGCCGGTGTCGGTGAGCGCGAGGAGCGCCGACTTCAGCAGGGTGCCGGCGTCGGACCCCTGGATGCCTGCGTTGGCGAGGAGTGCGATCGTCGCCGCGGTGTCCTGCATGGACAGGCCGAACTGGTTGGCGACGGCACCGCCCTGCTGGAACGCCATTGCGACGTCGGTGATTTCGGCGGACGACTGGTTGGCGGCGTTCGCGAGGATGTCCGCTGCGGTGCCAGCGTACGAGGCGTCCTTGCCGAACGCCTGGAGTGCCTGCGACTGGATCGTCGCCGCGTCGGCGGCCGAGATCTGCGCCGCCGCGGCCAGCTGCAGCGTGCCACGCGCGGCCTGCATCGACTGGTTGACGGTGAAGCCGCCCTTGGCGAGTTCGACCATCGCCTGCGCGGCATCAACGCTCGAGGTCGCCGCGAGCTGATTGTCGGTGCCGAGGTCCCGTGCAACTTGGGCGACCTTTGCGACCTGCTCCGACGACGCGCCGGCGACAGCCTGCATCGTGTTCAGACTGGTGGTGAAGTCCATGCCCGACGAGATGGCCGACTTCATTGCCCCGCCGACCGCCGCGACCGCACCCGTCACGCCCGCCACCGCACCAAGGTTCTTCAGTGACCCACCGAGGGCCGACGAGAACGACTGTCCCGCGGTGCGTCCTGCGGTCGTCGCCTCCCGACCCGCGCCACTGAACATCGTCCGCAGCTGCCCAGGTACCCGACTCGTCTCGAGGAGCACGGACACGTACGCGGTTGCGAGTTCAGTCACGCGGTTTCACCTCCTCGGGAGATCCCCTGCATCAGCAGGAGTTCGTCGGCGACAGCGCGAGCGACATCGTCATCGCTGTCGTGCTGCGGCTCATCGGGCTGGTCTTCTTCGGCAGTTCGGTGCGGTCCGTATGTCGCCGGCCAGAACGTCTCGGGCACGTCGTTCGGATTGCCGTCCTCGTCGAAGCCGACGAGCTGCTGAGCGGTCAGGAATCGCAAAGAGGACTGCAGCGTGGCGATCTCGGCCAGCAGGAACGTATGCGGATCCGCGAACGCCCAATCCGGGTTTAGTTCCCGGTGGAGCTCCATCGACGGATCGCGTTGCGCGCGTCGGACAATGACACGCAGGTCGACCCACGAGAACCACGGCTTGCCGAGGTCTCGTAGGCGCAGCCCACGATCGATCAGGTCGCAGGCGATCGCCTCCCCGTGCTCCTTCAGGAGTCGGTGGAGGCGGAAGATTCCCCCGTCGTGATGTCCTTCGACTCGAGGCGGCGCCGGAGATCCTCGACGCTCTTCTCTGGGATATTCTTCGACGTGGTGAGCAGCTTGTAGTCGGCGGCGCTCATGTACGGCTTGAGCCAGCGCAGGTCGAGCTCGCGCATGGTGACCTTCTCGAGCGTGGCCTTCGCATCGTCGGGGAACGGTGGCAGCTCATCCGGCTCGGGGGCGCGCTCTGCTTCGGGCAGTCCGTCGTTGACGCGGTGCCACTCCGCCATCTGCTCGTCCCGGACGGCCTTGGCGCGGTGCCACTCCAGCACCTTCGCCTCCGCCTCCTGGTAGGGACGGAGGAACTCGTAGACCTTGTCGACCTCGCTGGGCGGGACCCAGTCCTTGCGGGGTGCGCAGATCAGGATCGGCTCGTCGCGGCCGACGACCGGCACGGCGAGACGGATGTAGTGATCGGTGATCGAGTCGACGACTTCGTAGCCCTCGGGAACAGCAGACATGGGTGACCAGGAGCCCTTTCGGAATGGATGGGATGGTGATCAGGAGCCATGCCCCGGCCTGGCGGAGAGTCGCGGCTCCTGGTCAAAGGGGTGATGAGACACCCCGCCAGGCCGAGTCGATTGGGTGTCAGGAGACGGTGACGCCCGGGTTGGTGCCGCCGGTGAGGCTCGACGTGGCGGTCAGGGTGCCGCCGTTCGCGAGCGTCACCGAGTAGGGGCCGCCGGCCGAACCGGTGACCGTCGCGTTGCCGGTGCCGACGGTCGACAGTGCCTCGAGGGCCGTGTCAACGGCCGAGGCGGTGGCGTTGTTCGGCAGCGCCGAAGTGGTCTGGCCACCCACCGACAGGGTGAACGTGCCGCCGGTCGGCGAGCCCGTGATCGTGACCGTCTTCGTGGTCGGCGTCGCGGGCAGCTTCTCACCGTCGTCGCCGTACTCCTCGACGAGGTTGCCGTTCGAGTTGCGCTTCGCCTTGATGGTCAGCTCCAGCTTGGTCGACGCGTCGCGCTGGGCCTTCATCTCCGCGATATCGGTGACTCGGCCGACCTCGACGACCCAGCGCTTCATCTTCTTGCCCGACCGGGTCCAGAAGACGTGCGAGGACAGCGGCAGCTGATCCTGCGAGTGCTCCACGTGGTAGCGGTTGCCGTGGCTGGTGGTCGCGGGCTCGAAGGTGACCTTCTCGTCGCCGAACGCGGTCTTCTTGACCGACTCGAGCTCGACGTCCATGAGAGTGAGCTTGAAGGTGCCGTTGTACTCGTCCTGGATGTCGACGTAGTCCACGCCGTCGAAGTCCTGCTCGGACTTCGAGGACCGGGCGATGCCGACGGACAGACCGTCCTTCGAGCAGGTGCCCTGGTTCTCGAACGCGTCGTCGAGCGGCGACGTCGCGTCGGTGGGCTGCTCGGTCCCGAGCGGGGCGCGCCAGTACACGCCACCGTCGATCGACTGAGCCACGAAGACGTTCTTGACTGTGACCGTCATGATTGGTTGCCCCTTTCAGGCAGATTGACCAGGAGCCGCAAGAAGGGGGATGTAGTTGTCAGGTGAGGACGAACAGAGAACCGGTGAACTGCCACCGGGCGTGTGACGGCTGTTCGGGGTCGGGAAACTCGACCAAGTTGTTGCCGTCCCAGCCTGTGATCCATCCGCCCGCCCAGGGCCCGGCGTTGCTCGCCGCGTCAAGGGCGTCGTAGGCGTCGCAGGCGTCCTGCTCGGCCTGTGGCCCGTCGGCCGCGCCCTTGGACGTGGAGGCGAAACACTCGACGAGCAGCCGCGGCGAGTCCAGTTCGCGCGTGCGCGGACCTCCGGCTCGTGAGATACGGATGCACCGTGCAGGTAGGGATGCCGGCAGCGTGTTCGACACCTTCACCGCGGGCAGCGCCGACGTCAGCACCGATCGAGCGACCGTGATGACCGAGACGGCAGTCACTCCGACATGGCCTTGATGAGGATGTTGTACTTCGCGTTCGCTCGCATCGCGTAGGCGTCGGCGGTCGACACGTTGGTGCGCCACCGACCCTGCGGGTCACGAATGCCCTGGCGCGAACCGACCGCGTACGTGCCCTTGCCCTGCGCGTTCGCGCGGTCCGCGATCTTCTGCGCCTCGGCCTGCTCCACCGCGACCAGAGCGGGATCACGACGCAGTTCGTAGAGCGCGTCAGGAGTGTCAACGATGCGAACTGTCACGATTCCTCCTCCTGTGCGTACCGCGCGACGAGCCAAGCGCCGGGCGCGTAAGCGGTCGCCGCCCGCTCACCGTCCATGACCGAGAGCACGCCAGAACGTTCGGTGATCCAGGTGAACTCGGCGTAGGGGTTGACGAACTCGTCGACGATCTCCTCGCCCGCCTGGTCGAGCCCGACGACGACCTGGAGCTTCCTCACCCGGTCACCCGCCTCAAGTTGACGACGCCGCCCGGGTTCCAGCCGAAAGGCCCACGGTCGTAAGACTCGACCTCGCCAAGCACGTCGTGCTCGGGGATGCCGGCGTCCTCGGTCCACGTGTCGGGATCGAAGTCGAGGATCACGCGATCCTGCGGGCTGCAGGTGAATCCGGACGGGACCAGCAGCTCGGTCTCGACGACGACACGGTCGTGGCCGACGACCTTCGGCTCTGCAGCGTCCTGCCGTCCGGGCGCGCCCCAGCCGTAGACCGGCTGCGGGACAGGATCAGCCCAGCTGTCGGTCTCGTTGCCCCAGTCGTCACCGTCACCGCCCTCGTAGGCGCGAACACCCACGAGGTACGGCGTCGGGAACGCGGCGTCAGACATCGGGCTCCCAGATCGGGAACTGACCCGCCGTGACACCGATGCCGCACGAACAGGTGTCGCCACCGAGGCCGAGCGAGCACCAGATCGAATGGCTGCCGCGACCGGACGGTGCTGTGTCGATCGCGAACGCACCGCCCGCGTTCTCGTCCCGGCACATCGACTGGAGCTGCTCGATCTCCGACGGCCAGAACAGGTGGTTGTTGCGACGCACGCTCGCGTCGACAACCTGCTGGTACGGCCCAGCCTGCTTGGTGGTGATGGCGCCGGAACCGGCGTCGTTCCACCGCAGGATCGCGCCCCGCAACACCGCTTTCGCGGCCGCCGGATACTTGAAATCCGGCTTGGAGATGCACGGGGCGACCAGCTCGGCCATGCCCAGCGCGTCCGCGATCATCTCTGTGGCTTTCGCCGAGTCGATGGTCGCGAACGGCGCCAGGTCGTTAGGCCCCAGGGTTACTGCCGTCACCCTGCTTCGCCTTCTCGATCGCCTCGAGGACGTCGGACTTGCGGCGCGCGTCCCCCGTGATCTCGATGCTGTGCGCCTTGGCGTAGGCCACGAGTTCCGCGACCTTCCACGACTCGCTGGGCTCGCCGTCGGGCACGTCCACCTCTTCAGCCGACTTCCAGCCACCACCCAGCAGGGAGTTGCCCAGTTCGTCGTCGACGTTGATGACCGCACCGTTGGCGGTGTTGCGCAGCCGCATCAGGCGACCAGATCCTCGATCACCGCGAACTGGTCGGCGAAGACGTACCAGCCGTAGACGATCTCCGTGCGGAACAGGATCTCGTTGTGACCGGCGAGGTCGCGGCCGGCATTGTCGGGATCGCCGAACTCGAGCAGCCGGAACGGGAACGACTTCTGGACGCCCCAGCGGATGCCGCCCTGGTAGTTGCCCAGGATGGCGCGCACCTTGTTGTCGGTGGTGTCACCGTCGGTGGGCTTGCCCGACACGGTGGTCGACACGGCGGCGGACACGCCCTCGAACGAGGAGATGCCAGCGCCCAGGCCGAGTTCCGGGTACTTCTTGCGGCCGTCGTTGTAGCGCGCGGTGGACAGCGTCCAGGCGTACTTCGGGTCGAAGGCCACACCGTTGACGGAGTAGCCGGCGCCGATGACGAGCCCTGCGGCGGTCTCGAAATCGATGTCGGCGTTGGCGCCCTGCTCGACCCGCTTGGTGGTCGAGTTGAGGTAGTTCGTCCACGCGCTGATCGCGGTGCCGGTTCGCGGGTTGAGGCGGTAGTACAGGCCGAGGTCGAGGCCGCGCGAAATGGCGCGGGCGCACTTCTCCTGGTACTTGGCGAGGATGCCCAGCTGGTAGTCCTCGTCGGCCCACTTGAACTCGTCCGAGGTGCGCATCTGCACGACGGCCTTGTGGGGCACCGCGGTCACGCGACCGGGCTTGGCGTCGTCGCTGCCCTTGGCCGCGGACTCCTCGACGAACTCTGCGGTGAGATCGTCATCGAAGGTGATGATCTCGGTCTTGCCGAACCGCATCGGCTCCTGGCCCGAGAGCGCCGCGACGGTGGAACCCGTCTTGGTCTTCTCGACAATGCCGGACGCGATGTTGGTCGGCAGGTAGAGATCGGTGCTCTGGAGCACTGCCATGATCTTCTCCTTGCTACTGGCCCCCGCCGGTCAGCGCGGAGAGGAACTCCTGGGTGCTGTTCGGTTGGGGCCGCGGGTTGGTGCCCTCACGCGACACGTGGGGCTGGTTCTGCTTCTGCTGCTCCATGAGGTCGTTGTAGCGCTTCGCCTGGGCGACGAGGGTGTCCTCGTCGGTCGCGGTGAGGAACAGGTCGGCGTCGGACGCCTCGCCGTTCTCGCCGCGCTTGGTCGGCACGCCCCAGTCCCCCGCCACGCGCAGTCGCAACGAATTCGCCTGCGACTGCGCGTACTGCTTCTCCAGCTCGGCGATGCGATCGTCGGAGGTCTTCTTGCCCTCCGCCGCCGCCTTGAGCTGGTCGTAGTCGGCGTACTTGCTGCTGACCTGGTTGCGCACCTCGGTGCGCGTCTTTCCGATCAGCTGATCGACTTCGGCTTGGGTGAACGTCTTCGGCGCGTCACCGGACGCATTCGGATCGCCACCCTGACCGCTGGGATCGCCGCCCTGGTTCTGGTTGTCGCTCATGGGATTGCTCCGTTTCTGTCCCGTCGGACATCACTGGCATTTGGTCGCGCTGCCATGGGCGCTCACCCCCTTGCTTGGGGGAGGTTCTCTGCGATCCACGTTCGGACGCGAGCTCGCTCGGCGTCGGTGATCGTGCGAGCAGTCGGTGTGTACGGCTTGACCGGGACCTCGCGGCCGCCGAACGCCGGGACGCAGGTGCATCCGCAGTTGTCGTGCGACGCGAAATCGGCTGTGGTGCGCGACCGGTACACGATTGCCCGCCCCGCGAGCATCTGGCAGAACGCGCAGCCGTCGGGCCGCGCCTTTCTCTGCCACCCGCGGGCCTGGGGGTCGCGCTCGACGTTGTCGATGATCGTGTCGCGACCGGCGGTCATCACCCGCTTCACCAGACCCCCGGAGATCAGCGCGAGCGCGGTGTCGAAGTTGTTCTGGGCGAGACTGGTCCCCCAGCCGGCAAGTGCGTCGGCTCCCAGGTCCGGGTTGGGCGCGACGTCCGCGGCGAAACGTCCTGGGACGTTCAGGTCTGCGCGGTGCTCGTCGTACCAGTCGGCGCTGACTGTCGCGGCCGCGTCGCCGTAGTCACCCACCAGGGCTGGAAGAACGTCGAACAGGCCCTCGCGCACCGTCGAGGGGTCCAGCTGCGCCCACAACGCCGCCAAGTCCGCTTCGGCCTCGTCACTGAGGCTGACCAGCAGGCTGCGGAGTTCCGTTGGCGTTGCCGGCATCGTTCACCGCCCCCGCGCGCGCCCTCAGTCGGTCGATGACCGATCCGCCGTTCACCCGGCGACGCTCGGCCTGGAACTGGCGGATGTCCTCGTCCGACAGGCCCATGAGCCGCAGTCCCACCGAAGTCGCAGCGAGATCCGGCACCGCGGCCGCGACCTTCGTTCCGGCGTCAGCCTGCGCGGCGCGCGACTGGAACAGCGGCGACCGCCACCGAGGCGCCATGGTGGCCCACTCGTCGGGCACCGCCGTCAGGCCGTTCTGGATGGCGAGACCGCGAGCGACCGAGCGCCGGATCGGCACCGACCAGTCATCCGTCGCGCCCTCCGCGTCGGCGATCAGATCCTCGCGCGACTCCGCATAGGCGTCTGCCGACGTCGGGTTCGCGTAGTCGGTGATCGCCATCGCGCTGTCCGGGAGGCCGGACTCGCGGGCGAACAGCTTCGCGTACCCGTTCAGCGCGGCCAGGTGCGGCGTGGGCGAGTTCCCCGGGAACTGCTTGACGTCGGCGCGCGCGAGCTCCGGCGGCGCGGTGTCGTCGTCCGGGATGCCCTTGATGCGGCCGAGCATCACCTGCACGATCGGCTTCAGCGACCCGTCCGGGTTCTTGAACACCGAGGAGTCAGCGCCCAGCATCCAGAACTCCGGGAACGAGTAGACATCCATGTGGCCTTCGAGGCGGATCAGCGCATTGAGCGCGCGATCTTGCAGCGACATCAGCGGGCGGGTCAGGCGAGAAGCCCCGAACTCACGAGTCCACGGCTTGTAGGCCATCGGCTCGACCGGGATCCCCCACCGGTGCTGCGACCGGGCGATGCTCCACCGGCCGCCGGCCTTGTCGCACTGCACCACCAGGTTCGGCAGGTACAGCGCGATGCCGTTCGGGTTTCCCTCGTCGTCGAGCGACGTGATCGACAGGAAGTCCGTCAGGCGCCGCGAGCGGGCGTTCCACGTCCCCGTTGCCGACAACGCGTCCTTCACGTGGATCAGCGACGATGGCTCGTCTCTCGCGCCGACGGTGTTCACAACCCACGAGACGCCGTGCAGCAGCGAGTTGACCTGCCCGCCCTTGAAGGTCGCGCGCAGCTGATTCGCGTCGACCAGCTGGGGCAGACCCAGGCTGTCGATGTCGCCGTCCGGCCAGTCCACCGTCTCGAGCGCGGTGCGCTGGGCGAGGGCGTCGACCGCCTTCGCTGACCAGCCCAGCACGATGCCGAGCTTGTAGTAGTGATCTGGCACCACGGGAGACGCAACGCGCAGAGCGTGCTTGCCCTCGTAGTACGCCGACCGCAGCAGGTTGCGGTTCCTCTTGGCCTGCAGCTGCGTGAAGAGCCCGCGGACGGTGCGCTGTTCGTCGTCGGTGAGACCCGGGATCGACAGGGAGAAGGCGGCGTCGCTCATCTAGACCGTCGCCCTCCTCTCCCCCGTGCGTCTGGGTCGTGTGTTCGTAGCGCCGGCCAGCGCCAAAGTCGTCGCCATCACCGGCGCGTTCAGGGTCGATGTCTTCAGGTCGAACAGCCAGGCCGCGCCGTCACGCCCGACCTTCTTCCTTGCGCCCGCAACCGAATCGGCGAGCTGCTTCTGGTCGGCGTGCGACAGCCAACCGGCATCCACGCCCTCGACGAGGAGCTCGCAGCCGCGACCGGTGTCGCCGGTGGTCGCCGACTTCGCGTTCACCCGCTTCGCCCGCAGCATTGGCTGCAGAGGTGCCGCGGCGCCGTAGTTCGGCACCAGCACCGGCGCCCGCGCACCAGCTCTCGCGACGATCCAGTCGGCGACCAGGTCGAGGCGCGGGTGCGCAAACACCTCCTCGACGAAGCGGTCGATGTCGTCCACCCAGCAGGCGACCACGGAGAACTGGCCGTCGTGGTGAGCGACGCCGAACGAGTCAGGCCGCATGCCTGGCTCGGGGCCAATCTCGTCAGTCCGTGCATCCCAGCGCGAGGGCGGGATGATCTTGACCCCGCTCTCGTCCCAGATGCCCAGCGCCTCACGGTTCCACGAGTCATCGCTGCGCAGCTTCTTGCGAAGCCTCAGCATCGCGCGCTCCGACGTACGGTGCGGATACGAGGCGTTCGCCTTCCGCCACTGCGCGCGGTCCATCGGGTCGCAGCCGCGGTCGGCGGACATCTCGATGTACAGCGTGCCGTCGGAATCTCCCGACAGCGCCTCCTCGCGCAGCAGCGAGAAGAACTCGCCGTCATCCTTCGGTCGAGGCGGGGTGCCCATCACGAACGTCAGCGGGTCCTTCGCGACATTCTGGGTGGCGCCCATGTCCTCGAGCGTCGACTCCGGGAGGATCTGGCCCTCGTCGAAGACCAGGACGTCGACGTCGGTGCGGCCGCGGCCGAAACCGCTCTCGCGGGCGCCGAACTCGATCGTGGACCCGTTCTTGAACTTGATCGACTCGTCGCCCTTGCCGCGCAACACCTGCAGGATGTGCGGTGCCACCTTCGGCCGCTGCGACATGCCGTCGAACTGACGGAACGTCTCAGCCGACGTCGACTTGCGGTGCGCAGTCCAGATCACCTTCAGCCCCGGCGTGATCAGGCACAGGGCGAAGATGATGCAGGCGATCAGGTACGTCTTGCCGACCTGCCGAGGGATCGACAGGACGATCGTGTCGCCCGCGTACGTGCCGTCCGCGCGACGAGCAAGGATCAGCCGACCAGCACCGTCCTGCCACCCATCGAAGCCCCAACCGAGGCGGCGGCAGGTGTCCCGGACCTTCGGCCACGACGTCGACGTGATGCCGACCGGCGCGATGACGTGTCGAGCAACGTCGGAGAGCGGCCGCCGGCTAGTAGCCGGTGCCGTCCCAGACTTCGTCATCAGTGCGAGCGACCACCGAATGGTCCTCGTCCTCGGCGACCTGGATGGCCTCGATCTCGCGACCGATCTCCAGCTGGCGCCGCGACAGGGCCGCGAGATCGCGAGCAGGTGTGTTCGGGTCGTCGAGAGCTCGAGCAAGCCGACGTCGCATGGCGCGCAGCTCGTCGAGACGCGAACCCGACTCCGCCGACTCCAAGATCGTCTTCGGCGGGGCCTTCGGCTCGGCCTTCTCGTCCTCCGTCACCGCGCGGAGGGTCGGCTTTCGGGCCATGTCGCCTCCTTCGGAAAAACGGGATGGGGGGTGTCGCCTATGCCCTGAATGGCGCGCACACGGCGGGACGGGGACCCCGGGGTGGGGTGGGCGTTCACCAGGTCCGATCGGTCTCGTACACCCGGGCCCCAGTGTCGTCCCCGGGCAGGGATTTCCACTTGTGGCGGTTGCATGCCCGGTGCATGGGCACCTTGTTGGCGAGGGTGTCTGGTCCGCCGGCGTCGACTGGGATGACGTGGTCGGCCTGGAATGCCTTGGGGTCGAGGTGGTGGGCGTCGTAATCGATGGGTTCGCCTGGGAAGAGGCAGTGCTCGTAGGCGCAGGGTGGTTTGGTGCGAGCGAGCTGTGTGCGGTGCCTGTCCCGGATGGTGGTGTTGCGGCTGACCCTCGACATGTCGCTCCTCGAGGTAGGTCAGCCCGGTGCGCATCGGTTGTGGTGGCGACTGCGTGGCTGGCTGGCCGTGTCGCGCGGGGATGGCACCGGGCCGAGCTTGCTCACCGCAGCACGCAGCAACATCCTCGCCATTCGGGAAGGATGTGGGTCGTGGGATGCGCTTGGCCGGATGAACACTGACGGCGTTCACGGGCTGCGGTGAAGAATGCGAACAGCCCGCCCCTGGTTCAGGGACGGGCTGTCGATGAGCGAAGCGTAGCACGGTGGTCGCACCTAAATGCGCAGATCTGTCAAGCGTTCTCTCGGGCGGCTTGTCGCTGCGGAGCTTTGCGGTGTGCGCGCAGTACGTGGTCGAGGCGGTAGCTGACGATGCGGCTGTCGGGGTGTCGGTATCCGGTGAGTCCGTGTCTGGCTGCGAGGGTCTCGACTCTGCGCTTGGTGAGGGTGGGGTCGAAGCGTCGGGCGAGCTTGCCCAACTCCCCTGCCGTGTACCAGCGCCACACGACGGTGGGGTCGTCGAGCATGGACTGGGTGACCTGCATGGTGGTGTCTCGGTTGACGCTGTCGAGGGCGCGCTTGATGTAGCGGGTCAGGTTGTGGTGGATCTCCTGTGCCGCCTTGACGAGTGCGATGTCTCGGCACTTGGTCTCAAGCCAGGCTGCCATCGATTCGAGTTCGCACGGGCCGGCGTAGTGGTGGCCGCGTTCCTCCTCGAGGATCCGGATGGTGGTGGTGAGTTCGTTGCGCAGTTCGTCGAGCAGGACGGGGATGCCGATCGGGTACGGCGGCTTCGACCTGGGCGCGACGGTGACTGCGGCGAGGTTGTTGGTGGTACGCGCCATGACGCCCATGGCCGCGTACATCTCGCCGACGAGGCTGTCGGTGGCGAGGATGTTGAGCTTGTCGGTGAGCTCGGCGATCTCGTCTTCCTGCAGGAAGTAGTTCTCGCTCACTGGTCCTCCTCGGGGCGGCGGCCGGTCAGTAGTGCGATGAGGTCGGCGACGGTGCAGGTGACCCACTGGTCGAGTCCCTGGGCGTTGCCGTGGCGCTTGTGCACGACGAGCCCGACGAGCGCGTCGTCGTTGCCTGCTTCGTCGTGGGCTTCTCGGGCCCAGCGCGCGAGGTCGGTGCGGGCGGTGTTCTTGCATTCGAGGACGACTCGCTGGCCGTGGACGCGCACTCCCCCGATGTCGCCGCGGTCCTTGGCGCCGGTCTTGGCTCGGCGTTCGATGCGGTCGTCGTCGAGGTGGGTGGCGAGGGTGGTCGCGATCTGCGTCTCGAATGCGGTGCCGGCTTTGCGCGCCGATGCACGGTTGCGGGTCATTCGAGCTCCCGTCCGTGCGTGCACTTGACCGCGGTCTCGGCGATGTCGAGCCAGCCGTTGGGGTCGCAGCGATCGCAGGCGAGGATCGCGCGGCGCTCAGGCGACAGCTCCCGGACGCTCGGCAGCCCCTCGAGACGCGCCTTCTCGCGCTCCTGGCGGTCCTGCCGCAACTTCCGGGCCTGAGCGATGACATCGGCGGGAAGCGTGCGTCCTGACCGGTCGCGCTTGTCGTCTGCGTAGAGCCGCACGACGCCAGCGAGGAGGTCGTCGCGTTGCAGGCCGTGGACGGCGAAGCATTCGGCCCACGTGATCGCCATGGCGGCGTCAGGCTTCGCGGCCCACTGGTCGGCGGTCGCGATCTTCGCGAGGACGAGGGAAGCGGTCTCGATCTCGGCTCTGGTGGGTGTGGTCATCCGAGTGCCCTCCGCTGCTCGTGTCCGTCGTCGGTGAGGTCTGATGCGGCGTTGGCGATGGCGACCCATCCCTCGGCCTTGGTGGTGGCTGCCCCGACGCCGGGTCTCGCCTTGGGTCTCGCTCTGCCGAGCCAGGTGTGGAACGCGGCGTCCCACGAGGCGCATTCGCGTCCGGTCGAAAGGGCGTGCTGCCGGAACTGTTCGGCTTCGTGGTCGAGGTCGATTCCGGGGACGAGGTTGGTGAGCTTCGCGCGGTGCGTCAGGTTGGGCTGCCAGTCGTCGGGGATGGGTCGCAGCTGCTCGCGCGCAGCTCTCTCTTTTCCTGTTCCCCTGTTCCCCTGTTCCCCTGTTCCAGGCGCGAAGGTTCGCGAGGCCTCGCGAGGGTTCTCGCCTGGCTCGCGAATCTGCGAGTCGCGGTAGTTCAATGTGCCGTCTGGCCTGGGAAAACGTCCCGCTTGGGGCTTGTCGACTCGTTGGGCGGTCTCCCAGAACGAGATGTAGAGCAATTCGTTGCCATCGGCCTCGTATCTCCACACCAAACCGGCCTGGTGGAGCTCGGAAATGGCTTCGGACACCCTCGCGAGGGTTCGCGAGGCCTCGCGAATGACGTCGCGGGAGAAGATGTCACCAACGATCAGCTCGAGGTCGTCTTTGCCGACGCCGTTGTCGTCGACGTAGCTTTCGAGGCCCTTCAGGACGAGTCGTGCGTCCCAGGAGACGGCCGAGATCCGCTTGCTGCGCCAGAACTCGGGCTTGGTCGATCTGATTCTCATGAGGCGACTCCGAGGGCTTCTGCGACCACCCCGATTAGGTCCCGCGCGGCCGGCGGGGTGACTGCATTGCCCGCCATGCGGACTTGCTCGCGGCGGTTGCCGAGCACGACGTAGCCGTCGGGGAAGTCCATCGCGGCGACGATCTCCCGGGGCTCGAGCATCCGAAACCGGACGTCGTCGATGTCGACGGTCGGCCGCGGTGAGTCGAGCAGCGACTGGTGGCCGGCGGTCGTGATGGTCCGCGCGGGCTCGCTGACGGGAGTGGACATCTGGCCCTGGTCCCCGCGGGCGGTGTTGTTCCGCATGAGCAGCGCGTGACGTTCGACTGTGGTCACGGTGGGCAGGGCGGTGTCGGTGGGCTGGGTGCCGCCGTTGCCGTAGTACGTCGTGACGAGTCCGTGGTGGTTCCCGGAGGCGGTGACGGTGCACAGCGGATCAGTGACGGGTCGGTGCTTCGACCCGCCGCCGCGGAGCTCGGCGACGAACGCAAGGCCGGTCTCGTTGCGGGTCGTCATGGTCCGGGCCGGCGCGGTCACCGGTTGCGCAGACTTCCCATCGCGGCCCTCGACCGGGACCGCGAGCCCGAAGTGGTTGCCCGACGCCGCGATCGTCTGCATCGGCTTCTCGACGTCGCGGACGCGGTACTCGTGGCGGTGCTCGGTGACGAACGGTCCGCCCCAGTACCGGTCGATCCCGGCCTGGATGCGCGCCATGGTCTTCGGCGCGAGTGGCTTCGTGCGGTCACCGATCCGCTGGCCGAGGAGGGTCCAGTCGATGATGTCGGCGGCCGGCCGGAACGCGGGCTCGACGACGGCGTTGCGGCACGCGACGTTCGGGCAGCGATAGACGTACTGGGCGCGGTAGCGGCCCCAGGTGCCGTCGTGCTTCTTGAACGACTGCATCGCCCGCACCGGACCGCACGTCGGGCACATCGCGTTCGGGCGTGTGATGCGGCCGAGGTCCGGGCGGCGGTCGCCCTTGCGCCAGAACACCACGTACATGCGGTCACGGGACTGCGGCGCCCCCGGCCCGAACACCTGGGCGTGCATCGAGTTGAGCATGACGATGTGGTGCTCGTAGCCGAGACTGTCCATGGCCATCAGCCAGGCGCGGAACGGGATCCAGTTCCAGGCATCGACGACGTTCTCGACGACGACCGCTCGGTAGCCGTGGTGCTCGGTGAACCGCACGACGTCCCACATGGTGGCCCGCGAGCGCTCGGCGGCCTCGTCGGGCAGCCGCTCGTCGAACAGGTCGGCCTGAGTGTCGTCGCGCTTCCGGCCGCGCGCGACTGAGTGGTTGGTGCACTCCGGCGACATCCACGCGATGTCGGTGCGCGGGAAGTACCGGGGGTGGATCTGCGACAGGTCGGCGCAGATGTGGTCGGCGTCGGCGTGGTTGGCGTTGTGGGTGTCGACGGCGAGCTGCCAGTGGTTCGACGCCACGCGGACCTCGATGCCGGGGCGTTGAATCGCGCCGGTGCTGGATCCGCCAGCGCCGCAGAACAGGTCAGTGAGGGTGAGGGTCACGCTTCGACTCCTGGGTGTGTTCTCTCGATGTGGCCGTACATGATCCGCAGCGACACAGCGCGACTGCCGGTGGCGATCTCTTCATCTCCGTACGGGCAGGCAGCCCATTCCCCGTCGCCGTCAGACCACGTTCTGATGCCCTCAGCCACGACGAGTCCGCTCCACGAAAGCGCGCCACTCCGGTGTTGCCGACTGGATCGGGTCCCACCACGTACCGGGTTCCGCAGGATGCACCCAGCACAGAGGGTCCTGGTCCCACTCGGCAGGAGAAGGTCCACCACCCCAGTCGTAGGTCGGCTCGCGCAGGAGGACGCACGTGCAGCCGTCTGGTGCGCAACCGTTCATCATCAGGTAGTACTCGTTGACCTCACCCACGTGCCCACCTCCACGCGAGGATGCCGGCGAGTACCCCGGCGGTCGCCCAGCCCCAGAAGGCTCCGGCACCGTAGTAGGCGACCAGGTCGTTGAGCTGTCCCCGCGTCGGCTCAGACATCGGAACCCCGCAGCCCCAGGACGATCGCGGCGCGGCGGTGCGGGCACAGCGATGTGTCGGTCCACCCGTGCGCTTGGCAGTAGCCGTGGTGGTCGTACCAGCACTCGGACTCGTCGTAGAGGTCGCCGATCAGCGATCGCGCCTCGTCCCGCTCTGCGCCCACCCGCTGCACTGTCGCTTCCAGTTCCCGTGCCCGCTCCTCGGCAACGGCGAGGCGGTCCAGCAGGGCATCGCGGTCGTCAGCGGCTTGCGTAGCCCACCGGTAGAAGTCCTCGTCGACAAGGCCCGCCTTCGGCTCTACCTCTTCTGCTCGTGCGCGGATCGCGTCCTTGTCGATGTCACCCACGACGAGCCTCCTCGGGAGTGGCGTTGCATCGGCAACGCGGGTCCTTGGTCTTGATGTGGCACCAGTCGACGCCCCAAGGCACCTTGATCGGCTCGATCGGTTCTCCGCAGTGCTTGCACCGTGTGTCACCCACGACGATCACCACCCTCAGCGACAGCGGCGAGCCACCACGACGACACCATCCGCACGGCCCCGTCGGGCAGGGTGTCGTCGACCGCAGACCCGCCCACGCTCCCGAGCAGCCACCATCCGCCGGCCGGGTTGGTGACGTACACCTCCCAGCCGTCACCGTCACGGACCTGGAACACCTCAGGGGCGGTCATTGGGTGGCCTCAGCGACACGGGCAGCAGCGAAGAGATGTGCTGCAAGCTCTCTGGCCTCAACGGGGTCAACGACGGACACATCGACTTCGACCAGCCCACCTTCGAGGACGTCGACGTTGTGCCGCTCGCCATCCCAGCTGTAACTCTCGCCGTTCGGCTCCGGCAGTTCCAACACTGCGTGTGTCTCCGACAGGACAGCGAGGACGTGAGCGGCGTGGGCCTCCAGCACGGATGCCTTCACATCGTCGTAGCGGACGCCCCACCCACAGGTGCAGAACCACAGCTTTGAGTGCCACTGGTGCGCCGCGATGATCTGTGCTGCGTCGGTCATCGGTTGACTCCTGCCATTCGGTACGCCTCGTCGCGCGCGATCTCGACGTAGGTGCGGGTGTCGCCGGCGGGTCGCTCGACGCCGTACGCGGTGTGCCTGCCGCCCGGCCCGTAGGCCCACATCGCCTGCAGCACAGCGCCTGCGTCGAGCCACTCGGGCCGCGGCACCTGGGCGCGGCCGGTGACCGTGACCGCGATCTGTCGGCCGCCGTTGCGGACGTCGCAGTTCGGGATCGGGTCGTCGTCGATGCTGATCTCGCGGACAGGGATGTCGAGGTCGCCCAGGCCGATCCGCCCCGCGATGCCGTGGCGCATCGACGTGCCCCAGGCGTACGGGCTGGCGACGAGCACGAGCCCGCGCAGGTTCGGCAGCCACCGGTAGCGCGCGGCCTCGGCGAGCACGCAGCAGCCGAGGGAGTAGCCAACGCCGACCCACGGGCCGAGTGCGTCCAGTCGGACCGCCTCGGCGACGCCGGCGTCGACGGACTGCCGGAACGTCCGGACTCCTATCGGGCGGATCTCGGCGAGGTACTCGAGCTCGACGCCGCGGATGAGCGAGAGCATGTTCGCGGCCCGGTCCTCACCGGTGCCGCGCACCCTGACGATGCGGGCCGTCATGCCGCGTCCTGCGGCGGCGTCAGCTCATCGATGCGCGCCTGGATGACAGCGCACGCCGCTCTCGCGCGGTCAGTGTCGACGGCCTGCATCCGGGTCAGTGCGCCCTGGAGCGCGTCGACCTTCTCGTGCTTGGCCGCCCACTGCTCAACGGCGTCGTAGTCGGGCTCGGGGTTGGCGAGGGGCTCGACGACGAACGGCGAACGCTTGCCGCGCGTCACAGTGAGCGGGATGACCAGCCGCTTGTCGATGTGCGACATCGCCGAGATGCGGATCCCGCCGACCTTCTCGCGGCCGAAGGTGATCTCGGGGTCGCGGTAGATCATGAGGCGGCGGCCCTTGTAGTCCTCGGCCTTGGTTCCCCACGCACTGATGAGGACGCGGATCATGCTCTTGCCGGGGCGGTATGGGCGGCCGTCTCCGAACTCGGCGGTGACGAGCTCAACGGGCTGCTCACTGTTGCCGCGGCGGACATCGGTGATGGTGACGGTGCGCGGGCCGGACATGAGGTCGTCGGCGTTGAGCTGGTCGCTGCGGGGTGCGGCGGCCCGGGTGAGGTCGTCTTCGGTGATGTTCATGAGAACTGGATCTCCTGCTCGAGGATGCGCTCGGTGAGCGGGTAGCCCATGGCGTCGACGACGTCCGTGTAGCGCGAGACGATGTCTCGAATGCGGTTCTCGGCGAGCCGGATCGCTTCGACGATGACCCTCTGCCAGACGCGATCGGGGTACACGCGGGTGGTCAACATGTGGGTGCCGCCGGCGTAGGACACGTAGTCGATCCACTCGCGACCCGAGACGAGCAGACCCGTCTGAAGTTGGGCGTAGTTCTCGGCCGGCACCTCACCCGTGAGCACGGTCTCTAGCTGCTTCTTGGGTCTGCGGCTCTTGATCTCGATGAGCCCGTCGTCGCCGACAAGGCCGTCGGGCGAGTAGCCGAGCGTGAAGCCCCACTTGTCCTCGGTCATGAAGCCGACCTGGTCGACGGTGACCCCGTGGTGCTCGGCGTACTTGTCCCGGGCCCGCGGTTCGTCTTCGACGCCGCGCCACATGTCGTCGGTCATGCGGGTCGGGTAGCTGAACCCGTAGATTCGCTCGGCGGCGAGGGTGAGGGCGAGGCCTTGCGCGACGTCGCCAGTGGCCGGTTCGAGCACGACAGCCGCTGTCTCACGGGCCAACTCGGCGCGCTCGGCGTGCATTGTCTTCAGCTCACTGCCGGCCTTGACTTTGCTGATGCAAGGCGTGCCCCTTGCGGCACCACATGCGGGGCAGTCGTACTCGCGGGCAGTCAGTTCACGCTCGGTGATGAGCTGCCCGACGACGCTGGCGGTGACCAGTCCGAGGCGTTGCTCGAGCCATTCGTCCGAGCCCTGGATCAGCTCGGGGTGGGTCGTGAGTGTCATCTGTCTCTCCAGAGTTCGCGCTCGTATCGGTCTTCTTCGTCGTCGGGGCCGCCCCACTTGTCGCGTAGTCGGTCCTCGACGCGGTGCTCGTACAGCTCGTCGGCCAGATCCCAATCGAGCTCGCTCACGACGCCCTCCTGACCTCGCGCATGAACCGGGCCCACTCGGCGGTCTGCGCTCGCGTCCACTTGTGGTCCGGGAACCGATGGGCCACTGCGTGCTTGCTGATGCCGACGGTTCGCGCTGCCTCAGCGCAGGAGCACCCTCCGGCCATAAGCTTCTCGACTCGTTCCCACACGGCTTCGGAGATCAGCTCTGGTCTGCGTTGCGCGACACCGATCGCCACCCGGTCGCGAACCACCGTGCGCTCGGCAACCCCGATCGCCGCGGCAATCCGTGATGCCGAGTAGCCGTGGCGGGTGAGACGCCGGACTTCCCCGCGGCGCCACTCAATTCGCTCGAGATCGATCACGATGCCCGCCTCCGTGATTGCGACTTCTGCACCATCGCTCTACGGCATTCGTCGCAGACCTTCTCCTTGCGCCTCATGTGCCGCTGGTAGGCGGCGTAGGTGCCGCAGGGCTGCAGTTCGCTCTGGGCGGCCGGTGGCACATAGTCGATGCCGGCGGCTTCAGCGATGCGCTGGAACTTGCGTTCGCTCCTGACGCCGAGCACTTCACCAGCTCGGATGCCGCCGTTGGGACGCGTCCTCACCGTGTCGATCCGGCACTCCTGCAGCACGGGACAGGTCGCGCACAGCCTCAGCTGGGTGCGGTGGTCCTTCGAGCGCTTCGACTCTTCGGCGTCGAACTCCTGCCACTGACCGACGCACGCGCCGCGGGTCTTCCAGTTCTCGGGCCGCGGGAGGGAGAACACGGGATCGCTCATCGCCGCGCCACCTCCGCGATGACCTGGAGGCCGCCCAGGTACGCGATGACCACGATCGCGACGAACGTGATGACGACGGACAGGGCGATGACGCCCAGCAGGCGGGCAAACTCCTTCGCGACGGTCCTCATGCCGCACCCCGTTTCATGCTGTCGGCGAGGTCGGCGCAGTCGATGATCGCCTGACCGATCCGGCGGGCGACATCTGCGGACAACAACTCGACGCGCGGCGACGGCACGAACTGCACGACCTGCTGGCCAGACACTTCAACCACACACACGTCGACCAAACGGTCGGCTGCCGAGGCGCTCACGCCACTCCCCCGTCCATCCGCGCGCGGTAGGCCCGACCCTCAGCGCATCTTCTGCAGCGCGGACGTCGGCACTTCTCGCCGCCGCACAGCTTCTTCTGCGCGACCAGCCCCTCGAGGACGCGGTCCAACGACTTCGCGGCGATCACTTCTCACCGCCCGGGATGTACGCCGACGCCCAGGTCAGCGCGAGGAACATGAGACCGAAGACGGTCAAGATGAGGTCCATCAGTGTCCAATCGTGTTGTTGTGGTTGAGGTCCGGTGATGACCCCCGCCCCGACGTGGGGACGGGGCGGGGGTCGTGCCCGGGATGCCGTGTCTCGGGCGCTCCAGCCGCCGACGCCGATCCCCGGGCGTCGGCGGGGAGAGTCATGCGGTGCGGCGCAGGCGCGAACGGGGCGAGAGGCCCGACGGCGCAGGAGCATCCAGGTCGCGGGCCGGGACGTGCAGCCGCTCCACCATCCGGCGCTTGTCGTCCTCGGTGAACCGCCACTCCTGGCCTTTCTTGTGGCCCAAGCCGTGGAAGACGCCACCCTCCTGTAGCTGTGAGCGGATGTAGCGCGGGGTGAAGCCGGCGCCCCACTCCTCCGCTAGCTCGTGGACGGTCTGGAACGTGCTCATGCGGTCCTCCCGGTCAGCAGTCCGACGAGACGGTCGGCGCCCTTCGCGGTGATGCGGACCTGCGGGGTGCGCAGGTGCGTTGCTCCGGTCTCGGGATCCACCCACGAGCCCTGCGGCTTCTCACTCACCCACCCGCGTTCCTTCGCGTATTGGGTGGCGCGCCACTTGTTCTTGCCGTCGCGGAACGTCCACTTGTTCTCGTCGAGGTAGTCGAAGAGGCGGCGCTCACCGATAACTGCGCCCGCCCGCTGGATGACGCCGGCGGTCTCGCTGACCGACCAGTCGCCCTCGGCGGCCAGGAACCGGTCGTAGCGCTCGGCCTTGGGCTTGAGTTCGCGGATCGCGACGTCGGCCTCGAGCACGGCTCGTGCGAGCAGCTCCTCGCGGGTCATCTCGACCGGGCGAGCGATCTCCGCTTCACGGGTCTTGACCGCGAAGTAGGACTGCGCTGCGGCCACCTCGGTCTTGCGCGGGTCTCCGTTCATCGCCACGAGGTAGGCGGCGAAGCGCGTCAGCAGGTAGTCGGTGCGCGGCCGGCCGCCCGACTTCTCACGGTTGACCGTGAAAAGGGTCCGGACGTTGAAGCCCTGGTTGTGGGCCGCCACCTTCGCGCGCTCAACGACGGGCTCGAAGTGCTGCCAAGTCGGGTAGCCCATCTGCACCATCAGCCAGCGGGCCGACCAGTGGTCTTCGCCGCCCTGAGCGCACGGAACGCGACCGGCGTCGAACGGCGACACGTCCGTCCGGGCTGGCCCGTTAGTATCGGTGTGCATTCGAGGTTTCCTCTCGGGTGCTGGGCCGCCCGGTGTTCGCGCACCGAGGCGGCATTTTCATGCAGCTACTGGCTTCTTACGCTTGACGTCGGACATGTCACTGGTTGACACCCGGACCTCGAAAAGCACCTCGAGCGGCACGTGGAGAGCCTCCGCGATGCGCTCGGCCAGCTGCGGCGTGCAGCTTGCGCGGCGGCCGGCAAGCAGGTGCGAGATGAAGCCTTTCGAGCAGTCCGCGTATCGCGCGAGCCGCCCGAGCGAAAAGTCGTACTGAGCCATCAGCGCCCGCAGCGTGTCTGGGCTTCGCAAACGCATCCATGTCCCCTTCGGCCATCGCCGTCTTGCTGTCCTCACACTGTCCCCTAGTAGCCGTCTACGTGTCAAGCAGTACGGGCCAATCATGGGTCTACTGGTAGACGGTTGTCAAGAAATAACAGCCGTGTTTTTCCGCTGACCACTGACTATTCGCGGCCCGACCAGGGTTTTTCTAGTAGCCAACTAGCGGTAGTTTCAGCCCGTGATGCTGGTAGACGGTAAGGACTGACGCGTGGTTGCTCGCAGCGGTCATCGCGCCGAGGGTTCTCCTGTGCCCACGATCCGAGACCTCATCCGCGAAGCACTCGCGGCTGGGAAGTCCGTTCGAGACCTGGAGGCCGACTCCGGCTACCAGGTCAAGTTCCAGACTTTCCAGGAGCTGTCGAACAGTGCGCCGAAGCAGTTCCCGAAGAAGCTCGAGACGATCGACGGGATGGCGCGTGCCCTGCACGCCACCGAGTCCGCCATCGTCCTGGCCTACGCAAGCGGTCTGGGAATCCCGGTCACCAGCCGGTCAGACTTCGCGCTTCGACTACCTGCCGGCGTCGACGATCTCGACGAGCCCATGAAGAAGGCTCTGATCTCCGTGGTGCGCGCAGCACTCACAACAGGAGAAGCAGATGCAGTGGATCCGACCACGCCGCAGGGAGCACAGGGCGAGGCGGACGAAGGCCAGAAGACCAAGCGGAGCCCGTTCATCGCGCCGCGGATCGCCGAGCCGGCCGCCGCCGACGACACGCAGTCCGACTACGACCTCGCGCAGCGGCGCCAGGCGGGCAAGTCGCGTGGACAACGGCTACGTGAGCAGCAGGACGCTGACGCGGAGAGCCCTGGCGGCCCCGGGTCGGAGTGAACAAGTTCCAACACGGTGCAAATCGGGCGGATCTCGAGGCTGAATGCCGTAAACATGTACATCTGCGCGCTGACGAGGGTCGGCCACTGCTGGCGGGGGTTTCGGGAGGGTGATCGCGAGAGCGAAGCTGGTGGCTGGGATCGCGGCACGCATCCTCGTCGCCATCTCGGGCGCAGCGTTTGTGGTTGTTCAGGCCATGCGAGACGTCGACGCGTTCAAGAAGCACACCTGGATCCTTGTCGTGCTAGCCGTGGTAGTCGGCGGTTCCGCAGCTTGGCAAAACGCACGAGGGGCCTTCCGTCGCATCCGAGCGGAGGAGCGAGCCGGGAAAGAGAAGCGGCGCCAGAAGTCGCTGGTCGCGGCGTTAGCGGAGATCTCGGAAGAGGTAGCTGGGGTCTCTTTCGCTCAGCTCGGGGCCAGCGTGTTCGTGGCCAAGAAGCGTTGGAGGCATGCCGGTCGGCTGGTCTTCGTGCACGAGGAGCAGTTGCGACGAGTCGAGCGATTCCGTGTCACAGACGTCCCCCAGCCGTCGATGGTCGCGTGGGTTGCGGGGAAGGGCGTGATTGGGAAGGTTCTGCGAACCCGAACGACAGAGCACAAGCACTGGGCTCCGATCGCGAAGATGTGTAAGAACGGTCCTCTGTCAGAGGCGCAGTTTCAAGCACTGAGCGCGGACGATCGAAGCAACTTCACCTACAACGAGTTCGTCGGCATCGCCTCCAAATACGCCGAAGTCTTGGCCGTCCCGATAATGTCGGACACTGGCGGCAAACTAGTCGGCGTACTGTCGCTCGACCGCAAGTACGAGGGTGACAGTAGGAAGTTGCTCAAGGGTGACGCTGTGAAGGGTATCGCTGAGGCGACTGCAGTGGCGTTGCGTGCGGACCTGTGAGGGGCCGCTGAGGGACAACCCGATGGGGGTCGGGCGTCGGTAACGTGGGTTTCGGGGGTTAGGAAACAGACTGACATGACCACGACACAGAGGCGACGGCAGAAGTCGCGACAGGAACGAGAAAAGGTCCAGGCACAGCTGGCTTACATCGCACGGCTTCGCGCGATGGAGCCGGACGCGACGATGTCGAAGCGCCTAGACGAGATGGAAGAGCAGATTCGGACTCAATCGGATCAGCACCCGACAGCTGTCTGACACTCGCACTGCACAAGCGGCCGGCGCCCTCTACGGGGCGTCGGCCGCTCTCGTTCGCCCCTCAATCACATCCGTGTAATTCCTGGTCAGCGCGGTTTTTGTCGGACCCCCGCTCTAACGTCCGACAGCATGATGTACCACCCGTGGCGAGACGCGAGGGATCGGAAGCACCTGACAATCCGCTTCCGCGAGGTTGGCGACTGCGAGCGCGGCCAGCTGATCGGCGACACGGTTGACGTCGACTCCCGGCAGCTGCAGGCCGAGCGTCGCTGCACGATCGCCCACGAGCTCGTGCACGACGAGCGCCGCGTGTTCCCGGACGACGCATCGCTCCGGGCTCGCGAGGAGCGAACGGTAGAGCGCATCGCGGCGCGGCGGCTGATCGAGCTCGGGAAGCTCGTCGAGGTGCTGCGGTGGACGCGTCACACCGACGAGATCGCCGACGAGCTGTGGGTCGACGTGCCGATGCTTGTCGCCCTGGTGCAGTCACTCAGCGACGAGGAACGGCTGTGGATCGACGGACAGCTGGGAGGCGAGGCGGCATGACCGACGACGACAAGCAGCTGCTCGAGTTCGCGGGTCGGTGGTGGCGCAACGCCGGCGCCGCTGAGAGCGCGGTGCAGCGCGAGCTAGGCCTCTCCCCCGTGCGCTACTACCAGCGGTTGAACCGGCTGCTGGACGAAGGTGCGGCGGTAGAGTTCGACCCGATCCTGACAAATCGGTTGCTCCGCATTCGGTCGGAGCGGGAGTCACGTCGAAGGGGCGCGCACTAATGGGCCAAATGGGAGACAACTTCCGCGAGAACACGGCGTCGATGCGCCGGGCGCTCGGCAAACCGGGCGCGGTCGCGTTCATCCTCGCGGTCGACTTCCTCCTGGCCGCCGGCATCGTCGCGATCTACCCCGTCACCTACCAGGGCGTGGACTGCGGCTCGTGGGCAGCCAGTCAAGATGACTCGGCGAAGTCCGCTGACGCTCAACAAGATCTGCGCATCTCGCAGGACCAGCTGGGCGCCGCGTTGCGAGGCGACAGCTTCTCGCTGCAGGCGACCGACTCGACCGACGCCGTCGAAGGATGCAACGACGCGCGCGGCGGCATGGCGACGCCCGTGACGATCCTCGTGGTGCTCGCGGTAGTCAGCCTCGTGGTCGGCATCCTCCGGCGCTACCAGCCGCCCAGCCGCGGCGAGCCCGCGACCGACTAGTCGAGCATCGCGCTGACCGCGGCCGCCGCCTGCTCGTGGCTCGCGCGGTCGACGTGGCCGTACACGCCGATCGTCGTGGTGATGGACTCGTGCCCCAGGTGCGCCTGCACGACGTGGATCGGGACGCCCGCCTTCAGCATCCAGCTCGCGCACGTGTGGCGCAGGTCGTGCGGTGTCGCGCGTAGTCCAGCTGCCTTCACCGCGTTCTTCCACGCCGTGTGCCGGAACTTCGGATAGGTGACGCGGCCGCCGCGGTCCGGGTCGACGAACAGCAGGTCGTCGGCGGGCCTGTCGAGGTCCAGTTCGGCGATCAGCGTCGCCGGGACGTTGATGTCGCGGCGTCCCGCCTTCGACTTCGGGTACGACATCTTCGGCTCCGCGGTGCCGGTGAACTTCCACGCCCGCCTGATTCGGACGAGCCCGCTGTCGGGGTCGACGTCGCCCACTCGCAGCGCGGTCGCCTCACCGAAGCGCATGCCTGTCCCGACGAGCCAGCGCACCAGCGGCTTCCACCCGTCGGGCACGGACGACAGGACCGTGGCGAACTGCGTCTTGGTGAGGAACACCGGCTCACGTTCGGAGTCTTTGCGTGGCAGCCGCGTCCGGTCGCACGGATTGCTGGGGATCCTGCCCTCGCGTACCGCCCTCCCCATCACCGCGGACAGGAAGCCGTGCTTATTGGCGATCGTCTTGCCGGAGAACTCCTCAGCCAGGTCCGCGAGCCACGCGGCGACGACTGTGTCGGTGACAGTCTCGAGCGGCAGGGCTCCCATGTCGGCGAGGTCGCGGTCTCGGTACCGCTCGTAGGTGACGATCGTGCCGCGCTCGATACCCGTCAACGCCGCGAGGTGGTCGTCGATCGCGTTGCGCAGGGTGTACTGCTTCTCCCCCGCGACGCCAACGCCCTCGATCAGCTTCGCCTGGTCCGGGCCGTAGCGCTCGATGTTCAGACGGAACCGCTCGGCCGACTCCGGCGACAGGAACGTCGCGGTCTTCTGCTTGCCGTGCTCCCGCCAGCGAACGCGCCAGGAACGACTGCCGTCGGTGTTGTCGCGGGAGTGGATCGACGCCTTCACGGCGCCCACCAGCACACGCGCGGTGCGCAT